TGGGGCAGTAACTTTAAACCCGTTGTCGGTTTTGATAAATGTACCAATACCTTTCACGGACTTTAATTTATTTATCATCATAATTTTGATGCTCACTAAAGACTCCCGCATTGCGAACAAGGAATCCAGTTTGGTAGAGTTATTACTCAGATATGTAACTAGTTCTTTAAATTGAGATTCTTTACGCTTTTTTGCGGCTTCTGTCTTTACTGAGTCAATGGCTTTCTGCATCTTGGAGTTCAAGTGTGTTATGAACCCCTCCGTAGATTCTGTCCCTCCGGCTCCCTGACGGATAAGACTGTTGCCAAAGATTTTGAGTTCCGAGATGATTGCGGTCTTTCCTTGAAGTTCATTAATGAACTTACTGTGCTTGTTAGCAACCTTCCGTACCTCACTAATTTTCTTTTGTATTTCGGCTGTTTCGGATTTCGTAAATGTTGCTGTACCTGATGTGTCTTTAAAATCAGCATCACTAAACCAGACATCCCTAGTCCTTGCAAGTTTATTTACTTGCGGGTTGAATGATGCCTTCGAATCCTTAAGCGTTTTTCCTGTGTAATTTGTATGCCATACTACTCCTATCTTTGCATTAGTTATTTCCTTTGCCAAATCAGAATCTGCGGGAACCGCATATGTGATTGTGTTTGGTTGGAACGTGATATACTTGACACCATCAATAGTTTGTGTTGAGGTGTCTCCCTTAGTGAACATAATATCTCCCTGAAGAATTCCGCGAATTCCCAGTTTACCGAGATACTTCAATGCCGCCTTTAATTTAGGAACGAGTCCTGGCGCATCACCGTGGTTCTTGTCAATGTCTGCGTTCGTGTAATTAATCTTGGGATTAAGATTAAAGATAGATTTTGTACCAACAAAGAATTTCCGAGTCTCAGGATGAATACCTGCAAAGATAGCGGGAGCGCCGTCCCATTTGACGGTGACGTTTACCTTTGATTTGGAGTTTCCGTTAAGCATATCTGCCACTGACTCTAGAAAAGCCAGAGCAGTTTCAACGCCTGCTGAACCTTCGTTCCACACAGAGTCTTCGATATGCTCCAAGTGGGTATTCTTCGACTCTGGAATATACTGGGAAATTGACTTCATTTGGCATCCTTATTATACATAGTATATATGCCTTTATACATATAGAGTAACTGAAAAGGAAACAAATATGCCACTGAACTCATCACAACATAATGTCACTTACCCCGCAGTACCCTATCGTCCGAATTTCACTGATATTCGAACGATGCAAATTTTTGACCCTGTTTTAACTAAAACAACTTCAGCAACCGCAATTGGAACAGACTTCACACAGGTTCACGCCGCAGGCGCAACACTCGAAAACGGAGTCCGAATCAAATGCATCGACGGCGGAACTGACAAACTTTTGGTTGGTCTTTATGACAAAACCCAAGGTACAGGAACCACAGGAGACGGCGGTTTCGAACTCGCTGACAGAGAAGAAGTGTTCATTGAAGTTCGTCAACTATCTCACGTTTGGGTAAAGGCGAGTGCGAATACAACTGGTTATACTTGCATCGCAAGTTGAGGATTTAAATAATGGCAAACAATGGTTCATACCCTTCAGTGCCACATCGTCCGAACTTTGTTGATATTCGGACGGTTCAAGTACACGAAGAAAAGATTACAGACCAAGTAATTGGTTTTTCTCTGAGTTCTTCTTGGCAGCAATTATATCCCTCTGGGATGACACTCGAAAATGGGGTAACAATAAAAGGTAGGCGAGTTGCTTTTCAGAAGTTTGCTCAAGTAAGCACGGCTGGATGCACCGCAGACGGAGGTTTCGAACTCGATTCCGACGAAGAAGTTTTCATTCCTGTTCGTCAACTATCTGATGTTTGGGTGAAGGAAGGACGAGTCCACCCAGACGCCGGCGGTCTTGCGGCAGCCCCAACACTAACTTGGAAGGCATCATAGTGGGTTTCGAAAAAATTAAAGGTGGCAAAGGTAGAGGCAGAGGAAAAGGAAAAAATCCTTCTCTGCGTGCAATCAGAAGAAAGAGAAGAAATCCAGATAAGTTCCCCAATTTTGAAATGTCATTAACTGACCGTGGAATTGTTCCAACCACAATCACCGCTACTGGTTCACAAACATTTGTCGTTCCCAGAGGCGTAGATAAACTCACTATCGAAATGGTCGGTGGTGGAGGTGGTGGAGGTAGACGAGGGAAGAACGTCCGCTCCCACGGTGGTGGTGGTGGTTCTGGTGCGAAGGTTGTTGTTACACTAGAGGATGTAACCCCAGGCTCTACTTTAACTTTCAATGTTGGTACTGCTGGTGCCGCAGGAACACACCCATCCAGTTCTGGGGGCAGGGCAACCGCAGGTGGAAACACAACTTTCACTTACGCGGCAGGCGGCACAATAACAACATACACAGCAGGTGGTGGTAACGGTGGTAACGGTGGAATGGATACCACTGGACCTATGGACAGTTCGGGAGGAACCGCAACGTGCGGCGGCGACTGTGATGCTACGCTTACAGCAGGTGAAGATGGAACTGCCGCCGGCACCGATGCCGGAGGTGACGCAGGCGATTCAGTTGCATCGACTGGTTCATATGGTGCAGGTGGAGATGGTGGTGACGCCAGTTCCTTCACCGCCGCTGATGGAACCGATGGATTCGTTAAGATTACCTAACACTAACTTGGAGGCATTATAGTGGGTTTCGATAGAATAAAAGGTGGTAAAGGTGGTCAACGAGGAAGAAGGAGAAGAAATCCTTCTTTACTTGCAATCAGGCGAAAAAGAAGAAATCCAGATGATTTTCCCAATTTTGAAATGTCATTAACTGACCGTGGAATTGTTCCAACCACAATCACCAATACTGGTTCACAAACATTTGTCGTTCCTAGAGGCGTAGATAAACTCACCATCGAAATGGTAGGCGGCGGCGGTGGCGGCGGTAAACGAGGGAAGAGCGTCGGCTCCCCCTGGCCCAACGGCGGTGGCGGCGGTTCTGGTGCAAAGGTTGTCGTTACACTGACTGATGTAGAGTCAGGCTCTACTTTAACTTTCAATGTTGGTGCAGGCGGAAACAAAGGAACACACCCAAGCAGTTCTGGGGGTAGGTCAACCGCAGGTGGAGACACAACTTTCACTTACGGTGGTGTCACATACACCGCCGGCGGCGGTAACGGCGGTAACGGTGGTAATGATACCACTGGACCTATGGACAGTTCGGGAGGAACCGCAACGGGGACTGGTGCTACACTTACATCAGGCAACGATGGAGATGCCGCGGCCAGTGGTGGCGATGCCGATGATTCCGATGGTGGTGATTCAGTTGCATCGACTGGTTCATATGGTGCTGGCGGGGACGGTGGTTACGGTCCCAGCAACTCCGGCTGGCAAGATGGAACCGATGGATTCGTTAAGATTACCTAAGATTAACCATTCCGTCGTTAGTGCTATACCACATCTCATCAAAGACGGCACTGCACCAAGGCAAACACATACAACAAGGCTTACTCATTCGCATATCACCGA